CAAACTTATAAAGTTCCTCATCAACAAAAAGCACTGGTGACAGTTCAATATCTCGGGATTCCTTTTGAAACAGGTTATAACATTGAAGACCCTGTACTTCTCACCCGCTAAAAAATAAGGTCTAAAATTATGAAAGTAGAGCCTTTTGTCTGAGGGCATTAGATTTTGGCCAAAGCCCCCTATATCCTTTCTATTGTTAGTTATTGCGGGTCAGAGCCTATAAAATCTGCATTTACACAGAATTAGGAATGTCTATACTTAGTTCCACTTGATGTATTGACCTAAACAATTTAGTAGCACCACTTGCTAGATGCATAAATTAATTCAACAACATTGAAAAACTCATCATTTTCTAAATTACTTACGTATTAATATTCAAATCTTCTAATTGTTGGGATACTGTACAACCAAGTATGAAAAAGCTTGTT